GTGAAAACCCTGTTGAGTTCCACGGGAAGAATCGTCCCGAACCATTGGTTATAGGCCTATTTGGCCCTCCAGGATCGGGTAAGACGACTATCCTTAGACAATTAGTTCATAGGATTTGTGCGAATCTGTTTTCAGAAGTACCTGAGGAAGATATGTATTATTCTCGGTCACCTGCAACGAAGCATTGGGATGGTTATAAAAACCAACCAATTGCAGTTTTAGATGACTGGGGTCAGGATATGAACGATCCTCATGATATTCAAGAGTTCGTTCAACTTATCTCGACTAATCCATATATACTTCCAATGGCAAGTATTGAGGAAAAAGGGACGTATTTTAGTTCACCTATTATTATAGTGACTTCGAATATTCCTTTTGGGTCTCCATTTCGTGATGGAAGTGGTGGTAAGGTCGTAATTGATCCTGACGCCATCTGGAGGAGGTTTACTCTTCCCTTCCTTGTAGCTCGATCAAAAGATCATAAAACTACAATTTACAAATATGAAATGGACCCTATCTACTTAGATCAAGCAAACATTACCGCTTGTTCTAATCAAGAAATAATTCCTACAATCTTGCGAACATATAGAACACAACACTATGAGAATAAATTTTTACCTCAACAGTGTTTTAATTTGACTGAGTCTACAATGACCCGGTTGGATAAAACGATTAATTTTAGCATTAGTCAAATGTGTTCTGAAGTTTGTACCTCTTTGATCCAACGATTGAACTTCCACCGAACCTCCTTAACAGGAGAGTGGGTTCAAGAGATTGGATCGATTCGCCTCCGTTCTCATGCTAAAACAGAGAGTGTTGATTTTGAGCTACATGAATGTAGTTCTATGTTGAAACCAGGTATTGGGACTTATATAAAATTCCCACTGGTTCCACCTAATCATCTACCTCTTGTCAAAGCAGTTCCATTAGCTGAACCTCTAAAGGTCCGTGTTATTACTGCAGGAGAAGCAAACACCAAAGTATTGCAACCCCTTCAAAAAGTAATGTGGGCCGCTCTCGGCCAATTTCCCCAATTTAGTCTTACACATGGTGTGAAAGACTTAGAATTAGATGATATTGAAGAGAGAGAGGATCCTGAGATCTTCCACCGAATGGAGGCAGAAATCAATAGGATTTTCAGTGATGGATCTGAGAACACCTGGTTATCTGGCGACTATACCGCCGCAACAGATAACCTTCCCATGTGGGTTACGGAAGCCCTCATGGAAGGGATCTTGGATCATATTGACCACCAACCAACAAAGGATTGGGCGAGATGGGAGATTGGACCACATCATATTGAGTACCCACGTTCAAATGTTCCTTCTGGAA